CCTTCCGGTGCTTTACCCGTGTGGGTCAATCCACCTTTGGATGGAAGCTGGACACCCCCACCTCCCCCCACTACTCCACCCCAGCATTTAGAAGCTGATTCTGTGCGGGAAGAAATCGCCCTTGCTCGGCATGAGGTGAAGAATGGTTAACCCATATCTCATCATCGCGGCGATGATTGCTGTGGGCGGTGCATACGGCTATGGGCATCATGTTGGATGGGGTGATCGTGACGCTGAAATGCAAGTTGAGATTGCCAAAAAGAACGATGAAGCGCGAGAGAAAGAACGCGAACTTGCCCAACAATTGAACGAACAATCAACCAAACTTTCGGAGGCCAACAATGTCATCACTCAAAAACAGTCTTCTCTTGATTCTGCTATTCGTGCTGGTCGGCTGCGGCTCCCGTCCACAAGTTGTGTACAAGCCACCACAAATGCCCCCACTCCCACCGGAGATAGCCCAAAAGAAAGAAGTGAACCTGTCAGACAGGTTTATGAAACTTCTGACTCCGACAGAGCAACCCTCGCAGCCATTGCCGAAATCATTGCCCAAGGCGACAGAAACACGGCCCAATTGAATGCGTGTATTGACAGTTATAACAAGGTAATGGGGGTGATGAATGCTAACCGCTGACCAACTAAAGAAACTCCACATTGGGGCTGAATGGGTCGATGCACTCAATGAGACCTTTGGCAGATTCAATATCTCCACCAAACGCCAACAAGCTGCCTTTATCGGGCAATGTGGACATGAATGCGGACACTTCAAGACATTGGAAGAAAACCTAAATTACCGCGCTGAAACGCTGATGAAGTTGTGGCCTAAAAGGTTTCCAACGCTTGAGTTTGCTAAACAATACGAGAAAAATCCGCGCAAAATCGCAAATAGCGTTTACGCCAATCGTATGGGAAACAGAGACGAAGCAAGCGGGGATGGATGGCGTTTTCGCGGTAGGGGCGCAGTCCAATTGACCGGACACAGCGGGTACTATCACGCCGGACAAGCATTAGGGGCTGATTTCGTGATGGAACCCGATCTAGTCGCCACACCAAAATACGCAGCACTTACAGCGGGTTGGTTTTGGTCAACGCATGATTGCAACCGTCTCGCGGAGGATGCGAATTGGGTTTCTCTCACGAAAAAAATCAATGGCGGGACGATAGGGCTTGACGATAGGATTAACCACACCAATCAAGCCTTATCTGTCTTGTGACGCTTGACCATTCTAAGGATGGTCTCATGTGAGATAAAGCGGTGTTCGTTGAAGCACTCCCTTCGTCTGACAAGCATATTCTCAACGGTCTTAGTGTGTTGAACAAACGAGATTGCACCGCACTCGGGGCACTTCATACCGGAGTTATTCGTACTCTTAGGATTCATTGAGGGCAAGCCAAACCATAAAACAGATGACAGAAATGGCTAGTGCGATTCCTACGAATCCCAAACCAAAGATGATTAGAACGGTCTCGATCACATAACCCCCCGCATTTCCCAACCGGCTAGAAAATAATTCCATCTTGTCGTGATGGCAGAGTTAGTAAATTTCTTACCGTCCCAATGTAGTTCTTCTGCTGAATAACCTTTGCCCGTCATTAGGGCGATAAATACTTGTCGTGCTTTCATGCTTGTCCCCTTATTCTGATGGCATCGCCGTATGTTCCACCACCTTCTTTAAGAATGTGATCTACAAACTTTGCACACGCCTCACGCTCTTTAAAAGCACCATTTGCCCATGCAATTTCACACATACGCATGGTGTGTTCTTCACAGTCATGGTGCGTGTATGGGGCTTGACTGCCTTCGGTGTACCACCATGCTTTAAATGCTTCTTGTGTCATTTCAGCACCTCTTGTTCCAACAGTTTTACGGTTTCATCAATTCGTTCATAGAGGTAGTCGGGCATTTGAGGTGAGTGTGCATATGACCACGATTCAACTGCTGATAACAGCTTGATGATTTGTAGGGCTTGTTCTTTTGTCATGGTTTCCAATCCTCATACCAACCGTCTACATACATATCATGAAATCCCCATGCAAATAGCCATGTCCAACTAAGTGCTGAATCACGGGGATAGTTAATCTTTGCCATCATGAGGCAAAGTTCTTTACTCGGAGGTGGTGCTTTCATTTTGTTTTGAGTCCTCTGATGTACACAGTAAACGACTGAATCGTGTCTTTTCCAAACGCTAGAGTGCATTTCTCAATGTGTTGGGCGACTTCTTCAATCACTTCATTTCGCGCATTGTTTTCAGCGTATCGGATTATTTGGTGTTTGCGCGACCCTTGAAGACCCCAATCGCCTTGTCTGCGACTGAGTTCTTCAAACGCTTCATCTTCCGGACTCAAAACCCAATATCCTCATCGTTATCAGCCGGTAAGCCTTTATATTCTTTTGGTTTAGGGTCGTTCATGTATGCCCAACCGTCCCACCCCGCATAGATCGGCATCACATCGAGTTTCAGCATGGGGCCATTCTTTGTGTCGATGACAGACCCAATGCGGATGTATCGTTTCTTTTCTTCACCTTTTGCGTTGGTGTATGTACCCGCAACTACGGTAACTTCTTTAAGCAGTGCCATTTTTTTCTTTCATTAAAAGTTCAAGTTTTTCGTCAAGGTCGGAGAGAAACTTCACCACTTCGGTATCCATTTCGCTGATTAGCTTCTCATCTCGCTCGACTCGTTTGGTGAACATTTCCAACCCCTTTAATCTCGGGTCAAAGGAAACGAAATCACACCATTCTTTTCCGGTACACCTAAGCTGAAACTGAATCTGCTTGATGTACTTTGCGGGAACCTTTTTGTTTAGCAGTGTGTCGATGTGGGTGGAAGTATTGGGACACTTGATCTCGATGATTCCATTGCCCACAATCCCATCGGGAGAGGCTCCGGCTTTCTCAATGTCCGGATGACTGATAAACCCCACTTGATCGACCAACACTGAATTGACCATTTCGTAATGCGCTCGGGCCATTGGCTCGGTCTCTGTACCCCATGCCATTGACGCATTGGTAAAAGATTCAGCCACTTCACCCGTCAAACGCTCACAAATCAGTTGGGCCATGTAATCGTCCCGTGACGCACCATAACCCCCCGTCTTGAGTTTTGCCATCACATCGGAGACGCGAGAGGCGGTGACTTTGCCCAAACGGGCGGCGAACCATTCCGGTGTACCTTGTTCCATTACAGACTCGCTTTCTTCAAGTCTTTGGCAACAATGATGGCATTCTTAGCGGCTGCATCGTGTCCGGCTACCTTGATGGCCTCAAAGTAAGCTGCCTTCAATTCTTCCTCTGTGGTGGCTGCATCAATGGAAGCGATTAGCGGGGCAATGAGAACGGTCTTTGGCGCGACTGAATGGGTATGGGCATCGGCATCATTGTCGGCCTCTGTGGGGATGCTAAAGGCTTGAAAGGCTGCATACTTGTATGCCGCTGACATAGCCTTGTTGGTGGCTTTATCTCCGCTATCCATTGCTTCGCCAAAGGTCTTGACGGTGTGCTTAGAACCGTCATCCGCTGAAACAAAATCAAACTCAACCTCAACAGTCACATAGAACAATGCGCCACCCGACTTGCTTGATCGCTCAACACACTCACGGGTAAGAACACGGGGCAGAATACAAAGGCTGTGCTTTGCCAATAGGGGCGCAATGGCGTTATACACATCGTCAATGCCCCTAAAGTTGTATCCGCTGCCCTGCATATTCCTACGGTCTTTTGTGATGCCGACAGATGACAATTCTGCTTGAACAGCGTTAATGGCTTTGTAAACTTTCATTTGGAATCCTTTGCAATAAGTTCGGTTTGGAGGGTTTTGATTTCTTCGCGTGAGTTCTCGATGTGGTTGACCAACACGCGAATATGGCCTTCCAACAATTGAATGCGGTAAAGCAGTCTTTCAAGTTGATCGGCATCATGCTCGCGGTATAAGGTCTCTGAGGTTTGTTTGACAGAATTGATGATGTAATTAGCGTCCATTTATGGTCTCCAAATAAAACAGTCAAGGGCAATCACGATAAGGGCTATGAGGCTCACAACACGAACTACCTTGTCGGCAAGTGTCAGAC